CTAGCCCCTCCTAGATCAGAAGGGCTTACGATGATGCACTTCGGATAATCTTTTGGTTCTATTTCTAGAAGTTTTAGAGCTTCTTCATATGATGCTTTAATTCGTTGAACATATTTGCGCTTAATACTAACATTTTCACTTAAATAGTATTCTCCTTGGATTGAATTTATTTTTCTATAATTAATCATTCCTTCTTTCTGTTCAACTGTTTTTACTTCTGAATCCAGCACGATTTCTCTGTAATCCTGTTTTAAACTATCGATTAACGTGCCGCTCTGAGATTTGTAATCCATGCTTACGTATTTGTTTTTCCATTCACGATACGTCATGTTTGCCGGAACCGTGTCGTACTTACCCTCCTCGTCCCTAGCAGCTCTTTCGCCTACAAATGATTTGAAGTCCTCATCATTTTCGAACTCTGAATCGTCATAATATGGTGCTGTGCAGCTTCTGCAATTAGGGTGGAATGGTGGAGCTGTTACTCCAGGCTCCATATCTTTTAGATCAAATACCTTTCCGTCCATCTCTTGGCAGATTTCTGATGTATGGGAGTCTAGAGTAGCTATGATTTCATATTGTTCTACGCCCAATTCTTTGTATGAGTCCTTATTGGCCAACTCTGTAAAATAGGCAGACTCCGTCATTATGATTCTTGCGGCACGCTTCTTGTCACCATCCATGGTCTTTGAGAGCATAGAAATAGCCTTGTCCGGATTCTCTCCCGTGAGAGTCATCTGTACAAGGCTTTTGTATACGTTATCTATTAATTGAGCTTTGCTTTCGCCTAGTCTGACAGCGAAATTCTTTCCGTCTGCTGCCCAAGGTTTATTAATCAGCGCTTCCAGCTTCTTTTCGTTGACTGCTGCAAAATTCACTCCTACACCTGAGCCCTTGGCTATCTCATAGGCTGTGTGGTAGTACGAGTCTTTGTATTGCTTTTTGATGTGCTTCTTTACTCCATCCTCTACTGAGCCATACAGCTTTTCGCTTTCAGCTTGGATTCTGAGCTTCAGAGCCTCTAGACGATTGATGTGTACTTTGGCTGAGGCATTTTCTAGCTCATGCATCCACTTCTGATTGAGGGCATTTTCTTCGCCATGTTTGATGTATTCATTTACATCCCATCTGAGCTCTTCCAGTTCTTTGGAGTTAAGGAGCTTCTTAGCCTTTGTGATAGATATTTCCCCATTCTCATCAGCAAATCTTACGTACCACTCGCTTATTTGGTTCTGGATAGTGCGTTCCGCTTCTTTAAATTGTTTTTCTATTTCGGCTGCTTTTGCTTCGCTGGAAGCATGTTGTGATTCTTCCAGCTGTGCAAATCGCTTAGCCCAATATTCGCTTTGCTTACTCATCGTCATCCTCTACGTCATCTGGATTATTAGGATCATCTTCATTCTTAGGTACTGCTGCACCAAAAGCGTTCGCATATTGGTCAATGTTCTCTTCTTCCTCTTTCTTGACAAGCTCCAACTCTGAGTCAACATCATCAATCCATGGATGATTTGCAATAAGAGTGCGCTTACTGAGTAGGCTTGAAGAGTTATTGATATCTGTGATTACCTGAGATTCATTGACCATCATGTCTCTATTGAAAATAATGTCTAGGTCTTCGCTCTCAAAGTCGCCCTTGCCTGTGTTTTTCAGGTGGGCGTTAATGAACCACAATAGCTGTTCAAAGCTTGATTGGTACTCCGTCTCTATTTCATTAGCATCTAGGTCGATTTCAGAGTATACAGATTTGATTGTCATCTCATTAGGGCTACCGCTGCTCTTAAGCTCATCGATATCGTACCCTCTACAATTGCGAATAACAGCCTTCCTGAGCTCTTTGAGGATTAACCCATAATTTTCTGCGTTGACCTCTATTTCAAGCTTATCTATGCCACCATCGGCTCCATCTACAGTACTTACCTTTACAGCTTTGTATGTAGAGAGGTTCTTTCTGAATTCTCCCAAATTGGTTCCATCATAGTTTTTGATCACCAGGACTGATGAACCACTTGCGTTTTCCTGCATGATATCAGCATACTCACTCATGAGCTGATTGATTCCGTCCTGAAGGCTCTGGCATTTCTTTAGTAAAGGTGTCTCGGTGTTATTTGCTTTGAATGCAATGAGTGGTACTCTGTCCCAGTTGTATGGGATTGCCTCTCCAGTCTCTATATCCGGCATTTCAAAGTAATAGGTCTGATAGTCTGGAATAAGTGCATTGTTCTTACCTATTCTGAATTTATGGATTCCTTTGGTGTCATAGACATCCACATACTTAATTAGTACTTCTGTGTCTCCCTCGTAACCTAAGAGTTCGTAGATTCTTACAGCAAAATCCAGCTCCTCGTGCTCTTCATCTTTCCAGAATGGCAGTATCTCCCATGGATGGAATTTCTTAATTCTGAATTCTCCCTTTTCATCGTAATAAGGATAGAGCCACCCGATGCCTCCATTGTATGAATCTTTTCCTAGGTTCTTGAGGGTTTTATGGAAGCGTTTGTTGAATACCGTTTTTAGGGCATCTGCGTAGTCCTCGTTTTCAGTTTTTATGGTAAGAGGCTTTGATAGCAGATAATTTACTTTCTGATCTACCATGTCTGAGTAGATGCTATCAATGAATCGGTTGTTTGGTAGTGATGGGTCTTCCACCATATTCCCATCCTCTCCTATTACCATTCTCTTTTTGAGCAATATATTCTGCTCGTAGTCATAATAATTGGCGCCACGTATCATTGCTTTACGCTCTTTTGAGTTCAAAAACTTTTCAATCTCTTTTTCCAAAAAGCGTTTGTCTGACATTCTACTGGCCGCGCCTTCCATGATGATGTCATTGATTCTTCTCGTTTCCATGTTGAAAGCTAACATTTTACTCTTCTCCTTTACCAACTATAAATTTCACCTAGATTTGTCTTTTCTGCTATTCCTGTTAAACAGTCCTCTGCGTCATCGTGAGCATTCTTGCCTTCCTTTTGATACTTGATAACTGAGTCATAGAACTCTGGCCATTTGTCTTTCCAGTTTGTTGGGAAGTATATATGCTCCATTACCCAGGTACTGTTTGATAGAATTCTCGCTTCTTTGTTCTTGCTCTGATGGAATGGCTTGATAACCGTTTCGTTTGTTTTATGTTTTTCTCTAAGTATTCGTTCCACATTACGAGCAAAGCCTCTGCCTCCATTATTGGACTCTATATCGGCTACCTTGACTCTATCGCCTCTTAGCATTGCGGCCGTGGCAGGCTCGGTTATTTCCATACCTTCCTTTGTGTAAAGCACATTGATGACATATGCCTCTCTGTTGTATTCCACGTAATTGATAGAACACAGGTAGTCAGCTCCGGTGTCAGCTGTGTCTGTGTAGTTTTTGACTGTACCAAGCGCATTGCCTGCGTTATCTGTTGGAAGCTTGGTGTAAGTTTTAAGACTAGTGTACAAGCGTCCTTTGATATCAATTGGTTCCTGATCATAGTTTGCTGAGAATATATCAGCTCCCATAATTCGCTTTTTATCGTTATAGGATTGCTCTGAAAGAATGTCCTCGCACAGCATTTTTCCAGTTGCTGGGTCTCTCGCTTTTAAATTTATGTGTCTTATGTTCCAGCCCAACTCTTTAAAATAAACGAGGCAGCGCCCAGCTAAATCTTCTGAGTGCCACCTCGTCATTACCACTATTATTTTTCCACCTTCCTCTAAACGGGACAGCATGGTATCAGTAAACCATGTCCAGTGTTGCTCCAGGATATTAGCATTATTCGCTTCATTGGCATTCTTAATCAAATCATCAATTATGATCAGCGATGCACCAAAACCTGTCGCTGTGCCACTAGGAGATGTAGCTAGGTAGTTATTGTATCCACCTTCTAGGGACCACAGATTCATAGCTCCGTCACCTCGTTTAATGCGTGTGTTCGGAAATACGTCTGAGAATACCATTTTATTTTCATCCGCTTTTGTTTCCTGAATCGTATTACGGACCTGCTTTGAGAAAGTGGTTGATAACATTTCATTGTAGGAACCAGTCATGATTTTTTGATTGTTATCATTACCTAAGAGCCACTCAACGAAACAACCTAGTGTCCTCGATTTCCCAAATCTAGGAGGGAGGTTCACTATCAGAAGCTTATCTTCGGATTCAATAAAGTCCTGAAGCTCATTTGCCATCTCCTTTTGATATGTTCTATTTTCTTTGTAAAAGCTGGGGGCTTTCAACTTGCAGTAGTCCCAGAAATGGCGTCTAGCAAGTTCGCACCTTGCTCCCATCTTGATATAGTTAGGAATCATCAGCCTCACCTGCCAATTTTCTCAATTCTTCCTCTGTAAGACCTTGCAGTGGATTTAGCACTGCATTGTTCAGCTCTATCTTTTCTCCAGGCTTTTCTCCTAGTCCATCTCTAATGAGCTCGTAAGCCTTGAGGTTGCCTCGTTCAGCCATAGCAATTACTTTTTCGTTCATTTTGCCGATTCTCTCCGGTGTGCATCGCTCTTTCAGGTCGTCTGTAAGGGTCTTGTAGAAGGCTCTGGATTCTCCTGATGCTATACCTCCTTTTCTGCCCTTTTCTCTCGCTTCTTCCTTGGTTCGGATTATTTTTAAATTTGCTCTGCTGTTTGGGTTATCTCCTCTTGGCATACTCCACTCCAATCTATTCCACATTCGTTAATAATGTCCCGAAATTCCTCGACGTCGTGCGGAACAATGTAATACCTGATCTCATTTCCGCTAAAATCTATTCCTACGTGGTGCAATTCATGCCTTATAAGTGTTTCTAGTTGCTTATTTGTGAAGTCCTCCACGTTAGGCTCGTAAACAGTGATAAAGAAATCATACGGGCAGCACCACCTATAGTTCTTATTGACTTTGGTGCATTCTGCAAAAATTACTTTTTGTTCCTTCTTCTTTTCTTCCCAGCTGGAAAGGTATGCTATCCTTACCTCGGATGCTGCAATATCTCCAAATTCTGGGAGCGTTCTTATTAGTCTTTTTGCAATGTTTAAATACTTCCTGTTATGCTTCATTTTGGACACCAAAAAGGACATCTAGCCTGTAGATGTCCCTTGTTTATCGTATTCTTGTTTCAGTTTAATGATATCACAAAAGCGATGTGACATTTGTGACACTTTTCATCTAAAGTTTTTTTTGATGAATCTATGATAGTGCTGCCTTATGGTTTCTTCCGTATAGCCTTCTCCAAATTCATAAGCAATTTCCCTCCAGCTTAGGCATCTTACGCATCTATTGAATACCACTTGGTTTGTAAATGAATCATCTATTTCTGCAATAAACGTTTCTACTTCCAGAATTGCGAGTTGTATTTCAGCCATTTTCCCTTCTATTACTTTTTGGGTCTCCGCAAGTTTCAACGCCTTGTCTTCTGTAGGTTTATTGTTCTTATTTGTCTTTGTAAAAGGCATTCCGTCAATTTGCTTCGGACTTAAAGCTATGTCCGCCTGTAGCCTCGAATACTCGCTCTGCCATTGTTTTAATTCCTTTTTTAAGTAGTATACTTGCTCTAAGTCCTTTTGTTTCATGGGCTTATCCCTCCCTTTATTGGCTTATTTTAATCTATGTCCACCCCTATCGGGGTGAGATTCAAGATGGGCATTCCGCTATCGCTCCATTGAGATAAGAAAGCGGGGGCGGACTCCAAAACTGCCGCTGGCGGTGCCGTAGTCGCAAAGGCCGTTGTAGCCCACAAGCGCAAAGGACGTAGAGTTCGCAACGTCACGAAGCCACCAGAGGGCTCGATATTCTCCAGCATGTCCACTTAGGGCGATTCTATTCTTTCGATTCTTGAAGTAGTAATACTGCTCTACATCTTCTTGTGGTTCTTCTGAATAATAATTTTCTCCGAATACTTCCTTTTCTGTGAAGAGTCTCAAATAATCTCCATTCTCATCCTGCTGCAATCGCTCCCTAATATCATCTGGGAATCTTTCAAGGAGTTCTCCATTGAGGTACTTTCTCATATCGCTGGCTAAATATCCACCTTCAGATGTCCAGTCCTCATTCATGTAATGATCATCTTTCAGTGCGTCAATAAATGTGCATACTGCTGCACTGCCCTCGACCGCAATAACGATAGCCTCTACATGTTCTCCATCTTTCATGTCGAATGGAATCACATCGGCATATTGTAGTTCTTTTACTTCTTTTTCCTCAGCTCTATATACTTTCAATTTTCTCCTCCTATACGTCCATTATTTGGCTTGCTATCATATCTGCTGTATGTGTAAATAGCACGTTTGGATATTTCTTGACTGCTCTTGTGTAATACTTCCATTCCTTTTCATCGGTAAATGCGCCCATGTGATATCTTATACAGGCTTGTTCCTCATCAGTCAGATATTCCATGAAGTCCATAGCTATAATCAAAGATTTGTCTCCGTGACCGCTGAGCAGTTGTTCTTTGTTATATTCTATTTTGTAACCATCCTCTGTCTCTTTGATTAGATACTGGTCAAGCTTGCATAAATCATGAAGGAGGCCAATGATGAGTGGTGAATCTTTTTCCTCCCACTCTAATCCTAATCTTACGGTCATTTTGTGAAGCTCTATGGCAACCTGTTTTGAATGCTCATATAAACCTCCAATATGATTTCCGTGATGAGATGCTGCTGCAGGACAGACAAAATAGCCATGATCTATTAAAAGCTCTAAAATATCGTCTAATCTCTCTGAATCTCCCTTGTACCTCTTAATAAAATCATCTATATTTCTTTGTTCTGTTTCTTCCAAAAGCTTACTCAACTCTTCGTTAGGTTCTCCTTGGAAATTTCCGATTATTTCATTCATGGCCGTGTTAAAATCCTCAAGGATTTCCATTATTTTCGACATCTTATTCCTCCTTTAGCTCTAAACTACTTGTGTAGATTCCCTGAGCTAATGATTGTACGAATGTTTCATCCTCTGACAGGTCATTTCGTCCTATCGCCGTAAGAATGCCATGCACCATCTCATGGATTAATGTCTGCTCTTTGTACTCAGGCGCCATATCCTCATTGATTCGTATGGTCTGTTTGCGATATTCAATCTCTCCGCAGTTCCCATCTCCAAAATTCTCATGGCACTCCTGAACTTCAAATGGAATGCCTGCCACCATTACTCTTCCCATCTTTCTTCCTCCTTATTCCCTAATTCAAATTCAGCTCCTTTTCTTGCTGTGACTGCAACTTGCAAAGCCTCTACTGCAAGCTCTATTAACGTCTCAATTGCTCCCCTGTTTTTCTCTCTTATAAAAACTTCTTTCTGAATTCTTGAATTTCCTTGATACGATTTGTATAATC